GGTCGAGTGGTTGACAGAGAGTATCAAAGTTCTCGAAGACATCCGGACGACGCTGACGCGTCTTCAAGAGACAGTTCGCTTCTTCGTCGAAATCACCAAGCCATCTATCATGCACGAATAAGGAGAGATGAGATGAAACAGAAACTAACACCGAGGGGCAGGTTGGACTTCCAAGACGTTGTGGAGTTCGAACGCTGCACGACCAACGATCCTGTTGACGTTGTCATCGGGCTCACTCGCTACTTGGACGCCTACGGAGAAGACGGGCTTCACGATCTCGTCGGCTTTATCACGTTTGGTCGTAGAGCCAACATGACCGAGATGGAGATCGCTGCCACGATCGGTCACGATCTGAATGGAGCAGGGAGTCCAGGCTTCTCACCTCGATCACACGGTTACGGTAAGCACACTGACTGAACGCTCGTTCGTCTGAACCTTAACACTTGTTAAGGTTCAGATAGGGATCGTTCAATCCCAAAAGGAGAAACTCATGAAACCTAATCCCTACACTCTCGATGGCTACAGCAAGGGAGCTCGAGAGATCACGCTCAAGACAATGGAGACCGGTGACCCGGATCCTAACTACGAGCCCTTGCATGTCGACAAGCTCGCACGGTCGATGACGCCATCGAACTTCACTTACTTCATGGAGAAGTTCTTCAACAGTATGAACCACACCGTTCGGGATGGCGTGAAGTTCGGGCAAGCAATGATCGAGTTTCACCCATCAGTTCAGGCAAACGCTGTTACCTGGCTACTCGGTGTCCTAATAGGAATCTCTTCCCAGAAGTACACTGATGCACGCAATGACACAGCTATCAAAGCTGCTCGTCTGATGGTCTTAGCTGGGAAGCAGAAGTACGACTTCCAGTACATCATCGATCAGGAGACAATGGAATGATCACAAAACGTCAGCTTCACAAGATTCAGCAAGCTCAGAAGATGATGCAGGACACTCACAAGATTCTCGAGAGCATCATCGTCGAGGTGCAGAAGAGTGCGAACGTTGTTGCTCCAGGCACTCTCATGCGTCTCATCTCTATTCGAGATCATCTCTTCGACGATCTCACGGGAGGCGTCAACGGGATCGTTCACGATGCGATTCACGCTGGCGTCGAAGGGATCGATCTAGTGCCAACTGAGATTCTCGTTCTCGCCTCCGAAGCTCGTCGTCGCATTCTTCTCGTCCCTGGTGGCTATCGCTTCGAGAAGCTGTATGGGGAACAGCATTGGGAGCGGATGACTGAGCGAGATAATCTCGACGGGTTGAAACAAGCTTCGTTCACCTACTTTGGTGAAAACATCTACCACTTAGCTGATCAAGCGAGAGTCGAACTCGCACGCATCGCTGATCTTCCGTGCGGGTAGATCTGAACCTTCACATCCCAACCTTAACAAATGTTAAGGTTGGGTCAGGGACGGTTCAGTCCCAAAAGGAGAGCAATATGAGCCTGCAGTATGATTCACGTAAGAGTGTACCCCCGTTGCCCGACAGCAAGAATGACTCAGCGTTACGCGAGGTTCTCATCTTCGGGTCGATCACGTCGGGGATACCCGAGATCACGAAAGAGAACTGGCATGAAGTCTATGCCCGTCTTCACTTGACCGAGATCTCGTGTGGTGCGTTCCGCACGATGGTGCAAGACGAAGGTCTCGTCGACGTTCTTCTCACTCCTGAAGATGTCAGACGTTGGATCGGGTTGAGCACAAACGCTACTCCGAAGACTCGTCCTCAGTTCATCAAGCGGTTCAACTACGACCTAGACAACTTTGTTAAGGTTGCCAAGGAGATCGACAAGGAGGTGACTCATGACGTCGAAACCAAAGACGCCGCCGCTGGCGAGTGACTTGATCGCCATCGTCATCATGCTCATCATCTTGATCGTGCTCGCTTCGAGAGCAGGGTGGTGAGCATGACACAGCAAAGTAGAATCGATCAGCTAATATCTCAAGGCGTCAACGGTACTGCAGCTCAACGAATCATCTCGCTGCAGGATCAATGCGAGCAGCTTCGAGCTGTTATCTCCGAGATGAGACTTGATCTCAGTTGGATTCAAGCTCAGATCGATGCCGGTCGTCTCGGCAAGTTCAAGATCACATTGATCGAGGGAGACGACAATGAGTGAGATGATTTCGATCGAGATGGCAACTGCTGCACGTCACATCGCCCATCTGTTCCCAGCAGCCTTCCCGAAGCTGTCGGATATGAATCGAGTTGCTTCGGCAGCTCGTCTCGTTCGTCTCTTCGACAAGGTCGAAGTGGATTTTGAACACTTTCATGTCATCGGGAAGAAGTCCTTTCGGGACAATGCTACGTATGGGCTGTCAACGATCGCCCGCTGGGCAGTTCAGATCGCTAGAGATTGCCCGCTGGTCGAGATATTCGAGACGGACGATCCATCTGAAGTTTCAGTACTTCTGAAGTGGAAACAGCCCTCAGAAGAGTAGAACGCCTATCTGCTCTCGTCTAGATGACGAGAGCAGTCAGGGTAATTCTACCCAACATTCGAAAGGAGATTTATGACACGAGAGACGAATGAGAATGGCACGTTGAATCCCTACGTTGTGCACGGAGGTGAGATTCGAACGGGCGACTTCTTTGGCTACAAAGTCATTGCTGTCGTCCACGATCAGTACTTCTGGGCGGCGTATTGCGGTCTGACTGATTGGAGCGACGAACGAGTTGCTGCTGGGGGAGACGCAATCCCTTACGAAGCTGCTTGCTTGCTGTTCCCCACGATCGCAAACACAATCCCTCACTACAACACGTAAGCTAGGCTTCGGGAGGAGCTCATGCAGACAAATCGTTTCCCAAAAGAGATGCAGGTGAAGAGCCGGTCTCACTCAATCGAGCAGCTGTCTGGTTCGATGTTCGTCGTCATCTCCGGGACGTCAGGGTCTCAGTACACTGTCGTCTTGGGCGAGTCGGACATCCCGACTCTCTGCTCCTGCGACTGGGGCAAGTATCGCGAACCCGGCATCCCCTGTGGGTGCTCACATGTCGTTGCAGTCCAGAACTATCTCGCTGAGACTTACGCACATCGACGCATCAGCGTCTGGTCGAAGCCTGAAGACGTCGTACGACAACATCGTCAGACGTTTGTTCTGGGCGATGGGCTGATTCTCACGACACGAAAGATCGGATCATGACATTAGAGTTCATGTATCGAGCTCTTGTCGTAATTGGCACAGTGCTCCTGCTGCTAATTGTTTCGGTAGCAGCAGGATGCACTGGTCTCGTGGTATCACTGCTCATTCAATGAAAGGAGATCAAATGGCACACACGATTTCGTGCATCGCATGGCAGCAGAAGATGAAAGCTAAACACGACGCATACATCGAACAGTGGCCTGACTACTGTCAACACTGCGATGGCTTCGGAGAACTTCGCTACTCGTACGATCCGTCGCCCGCAGGTGTTTCACTAGGATCCGGTCACATGGAAGACGCTGACCCCTGCCCCGTCTGCATTGAGACAGGGCACTGCCCACGCTGTGGCAAGCACGTTCCGGGATGGGAGTTCGACTCCTTCGAAGGGAACGAGACCTGCCCGTTCTGCGGGTGGAACCCAGAGTCGCCTGGTTGCCCTCTTGAGAGCGACGAGTGTGACTGTGACAACCGAGATGCTGAAGATGCTCTCGAACGTTCGCGAGCCGATCTTGAAGGCTTCCCGAACGACTAATTCGATTATAATCAGACAAAGGAGATAACACATGCCACACGTAACGCACGTCAAGCACGCACGCAAGGATTACCCGCAAGCGGGTATCAAGAAAGGCGACTCGTACTACTGGTGGGCATTTCGATTCGGGAAGCCACAGATGTCACTCGTAGCTCCAACTCGTCAACAGCTGACGCAGAGTTCGTTTCTGCAAGAGCTGTATGGGATTGAAGATGACATCAGTGCTCTCACCGCTGGCAGCCATCTCGAAGATGAGCTGCCAGAGATCATCAGTCGCATTGAAGATCTCAGCTCGCAGTGTCAGGACAGCTTGTCCAACATGCCCGAGCAGCTTCAGGAGTCTTCGTCCGCAGGTCAGATGCTTCAAGAACGTTCTGACAACCTGGATTCGTGGGCGAGCGACCTCAGCGGGGTCGAGCTCGAAGTCGACGAAGATGCTCTTCGTGAAGAAGCCGAAGGTGAGTTCGATGAGTGGGATGACGCTGATGTTCGTAAGCAGGTAACAGACGAAATGCTTCAGCAGATCAAAGACCCCGACGATGTCGACGAGACCAAAGTCGAGGAAGAAGTCAAACGTCGTCACGACGCTTGGCAGATGGAGCTCGACGATGAAGTAGAGTCAAAGGTCAGCGCAGCCTGGGACACGATCTTGGAAGAAGTTCAGGGCTGCTCGAGCGGGCTCTAATCATAGCACGAACGGTGTGGTTGAAGCAGGTTCGACTCCTGCCCGTTCGTCTGCGTTGCAGACTGGCAGGGCTTGTCATCCCTGTCTCCGATCGGGCGCGATCGTCCGGTTCCAGTCTGCAACGCGTGTTTCTCCCCGAGAAACACCTTGTAGGACATGTTAGGCTGCGTTCGTTTGCAGAATAGGTGTAGTTGTACCCCCGCAGATCTCACGGTCTGCGGGGGGTTTTTTTGTCTCACGTACGCGCAGTTCACGCGCAGCTGAAGCTGCCGGGGAGTTTCAGTATTGAGCGAACTCGCACTACCCAGCTTTGAAATTCTTGCTGGGAGCTGCATCGTTCACTCCGAACTCGAGAATGTCCTCAAGCCATGCTACAGCTACAGCAGCGACTTGAATGATCTCGAACTGCAACTCCTCGGGCTTTCGTTGTAGGATAGCTTTAGCACACTCCCCTGCTTCTTCTATCAGAACAGTGAGCCACTCGAAGCTAGTGAGATTACGATGCTTCCCCCACTTGGCATCTTGACGAACACGTTCAAGATGTATGACATGCATGACTTGATCGAATCTTGTTCTGGTCATTTGACACTCCAGAGTCGTTTTCTTGCGAGCTCTACGTATGAGTGAAGAGTCTCGAACCCGATCGAATGACGCCCAAGACTCTTGGACGCGACGAGAGTTGTTCCACTCCCGCAGAAGGGATCAAGCACCAAGTCGCCAGGATTCGAATATAGTCGAACCAATCGTTCGATCAATGTCAGCGGCTTCTCCCAGGGATGCTCGGGAGGCATGATCAGTCGATCGTCATAGACTCCGATCATTTGACTCCAGTGCAGAGTGTTGAAGGTCGACACCCCTCCACCATATCCGTGTCGCTTGACAAGAATCATTTCGACGAACCTCCCACACTTCTGGGAGAAGTTCTTGGTCGAAGGTGTTTTGACCCAAAACAAGTATTCGTCAGGCTTGAAGAACTGATTCTCGGGCTTGCAGAAGACAACAATGTTCCCCCGACAAACTCGTTGAAGCTCTTCCAAGTTGAAGTCCTTCGTATCATACTCGGGATCAGTGATGATACAATCTGCATAACCATCTTCGAGTGTTCTAAGACTCGCCCATGCCTCACCGTGAACAACTTGATGAAAGGGATGCTCGGGAGTACACTTCTGAACATGATCTCGATCAAAGATGAGAGTTGTCATTTGGCACCCCCTGCGTGCATTGACGATATGACGAGTCTCACGATCTTCAGAACTAGATCATCGAGCTCTGCTAGCGGGAATAGAACTTGACAGCCTCCGTTTGGGCGCTTGACGATCCAAGGTTTGAACAGCGATGCGACTTGACTCGTAAGAGAATACTTTCTCATGTTCTAAACCACCTTTCTTTCCGCGGACCACCCTTCTTACCATCTTCGGCAGAAGACTTCGCGCGATGAACGTGATTCGATGCTTCAAGAGCCTTCAGCGTTGATCGAATCATATAATCCGAGAACTCAGGTAGACCTTCGAGCAGCTGTTCTACTGTCAATCCTTCTGGAGCTGCCTCGAGCAATTGTAACAACTTCAAGGAACTGTCAACAGCTTGTGAGCCCTTGACCATTTCCGCATCTGAGACTTCAACCTCGTATCTCTCTGCTAAGTCGAGGAAGCGATATGACCAAGTAGTTCCTCCTGCTGACTTGAATTCAGACTCGACCGAGACCCAACCCTCTGCATTTGGACGATCCCCTTTCAGGTACAACGTACCCTCCGAGAACGCATGAAATGCCATCGAGCCGTAGGAGGACTTCGAGTCACCCGCACCCTTCGATCGATGATGAACGAGAATCACCGAAGACTTCAATTCGGTCTGGATAATCTGAGCTGTTGCGAAGACGCTGTTCCCGACCTCAGAAGCTTTAAACTCATCTACATCTTCGAGCATTCGAAGAGTAGGATCGAATATGACCAAAGCTAGACTCCCATGCCGTTCCTTGATTTCACGCAACCAAGCTAAAAGGTCAGCGGTATCCTTTGCGGTGAAGAGGAACTCTCTCGAGAGATCTAAGTACAACGGGAGGTGAATCTTCGGGAAGAAGACATCTGGGAGACTCACACGACCCCCCAAGCCTTTCGAAATCAAGATCTTCTGAAAGCGGTCCTGCAGAAGGTAATCGGGGTCTTCTTTCGTAATGATGACGACCGGGCCGGCTACAGGGACCTCGAACTTCCCGAGAAATGGTTTGCCAGAAGCAACTGAGATTCCCATATCAAGGGCTAACCAGGACTTCCCCATCTTGGGAGCTCCAACAATCATCCCTACGGACTCCGCCAGTAGAGTCTGATTGACAAGCCATCGACCTTCGCGAACTGGGGTCTCGAGAAATGTATCGAGCGAAGCTCTAGAGACTCGACGAGATCGTTTCCTCATCGTCTGATCGATCAGATGATCGATTAGTCGTGTCATCTCTTTGACATCATGGACTCGTAACCAGACATCGCGAAGATCTTTCTCACCACAGAAGGGGTCAAGTATCTTTGATAGCTCGCATGAGATTGGGACTATTCCCTCTTCGAGACACAACTCTACAATAGACTCTTGAGACTTCTGACCTGCTTCGTCGTAGTCGAACAGGAAGACAATTTCGCGGACGCCGAGAGTCTTAAATTGAGCGAAACTGCGATCTAGATTCGGAGTCTGGGCTCCCTTCGTAACACCGAAGGCTGTTAGACCCAGATGCTTTAGAACCCCGCAGTCTGATTCTCCTTCAGCTAAGAAGATGCGAGAAGCAATGGTGCTCGGAGGGTCAGGCCAGAGAGGAGGTGTAGCTGCGCCTTGGGGATACCAGGAGTAGACTTTACCTCCGGCAGCTCGAAGCTTAGTGACTGAAGATCGCTCCCAAGTGAACTGAATGTTCTTGTCGTCAAAGACAACACCCCATGACTCCCACTCAGCAGTAGGGACTCCAGTGTAGCTTTCCCACCATTCCGATGCGGATGTGGATACCGTAGGGGAGATTGTCGAGATTGAGATCGGTGTAGGAGTATCGAGCATCTTCACAATGTCTCCATAAGAGCATCCTGCAAAGCAATGAATGAGAACCCCTCCGTTGGAGGACTCGGTTATTGACAGCGAAGCTTTGACATCGGCATGAGCAGGACACTTCGCAGAATACCCATTACCTGCTGGAGTAACATCTTCGAGGTGCTCCAGCCACCACGCGAGGGATCTCTTATCCATTAGAGTTCTCTCATATCACCCCAACGCTTCCCGATCTTGATGTCAACCTTCAACGGGATGTCGAAGATTGAGCCTTCGGGAAGAGCCCTGCAGACCTCCATCGTCGACTTGATTGTTGGGATCCACTCTTCGACCAATTCGTCGGGGATGAGAAACAAGATTGAGTCATGCACTGTCGAGATGATTCTGATTTCTGGGGGAAGAACATGTGCATGCAGATAGATCAGATTCGTCAAGCAGATATCCGAAGCCAGAGACTGAACTGGAGAATTGACACCCTTTCGTTCCATCAGGAAGGCGGTGTCTCTCATCATCAGGGGGAATCTTCGACGTCGACCCACCGGTGTCTCTACATAGCGTTGAGCACGAACGAGACGATGTTGTCGATCGATCCAATCCCGAAGACCCGGGAAGCCATTCAGAAAGTCCGACAAGAACTCTTCGGCTTCTTTGAGTGTCCATGGCGTGCCTCCCTGCTCTACAACATAATCCATCTCCCAGCCCTCGGCCAGAGACTTAGCTCCTCGCCCATAGATGATACCGAAGTCAACATACTTCGCCATGTATCGTTCTAGCTGAGTGATTTGAGCAGCAGGCTTCTTAAACATCGCCGCTGCAACCTCACGATGAATATCCCGACCTGTCCTGAAGATTGCTGTCATATTGAGGTCGCGAGAATACCAGGCTACTACCCGGAGTTCGAGCTGAGAATAGTCTCCTTCAGCTAGGACATACCCCTCAGGTGCCTCGAAGCCATCACGAACAATTCGACCCATTAGGATCGGGATGTTCTGAAGGTTTGGGTCTCGGCAGGATAGTCGACCTGTGTCTGCTCCTGTAAGCAGGAAGTCTGGGTGGACCCGACCATCGACCTGTCGGTCCAACAGACCAACCATGTAGGTCTGAAGTACCTTCGATTTCTGACGATAGTCCATCAACGTCGTCAAGAACTGTTTGACGGTCTCGGAAAGCTTTAGATGACGTTTGAGGAATGAGTTTACGAAGTCTCGTTCTGTCGACTCAAGTTCGACACCCATCCCAGCCATCACCTTCTTGATCTGAATGGGTGAGGCTGGGTTCAAGTCGTCGACCTCATACTCCTTAGCGATTGCCTTGAGTGTCGCCGAATATCCTTCGAGCTCTTTGATGAGCTTTTTTGACTGCTTCTCGAAGTACTTGATGCTAATTGGGAACCCTTCACGTTCGATCTGAGCAAATGCACAAGCTCCCGGAACGAGAACATTATTGACGAGACTCATCAGCTTGGGCGACTCTTCCATCAGTTCGCCGAGGAGATCGAAGTATAGACGAATTGTACAATAGCAGTCCATCGCATGATAGATGTAGAGTGTCTCCCAAGGTCTCTCATCGTAAGGGATTTCCAGAAACTTGTCGAAGTTGAAATGGTAGTCTGGGATGTCATATCGAATACGAGCCTGATCCTTCAAGCCTAGACCTTGAAAGCCTCGACCTGTGTTTGCATCTCCGGATCCTCGCTCATCCCGTGCATACTGCATCAACATCGTATCCCCTACATTGGCAGGCTCGAAGTCTACATCGAGCCAAGATTGAAAGAATTGTAGATCGAACTTGCAGTTATGAAACACTGTGAGCCTCTTCGGGTCGTTCACAAGTTCGAGGATTGACTGAGTCACAATTGAGGTGTCTGCAAAATCAATCGGGATGATAACAGCAAGACCTTGGAGTGTGTTATCCTTATCAATCGCCCCAAAGCCAACCGAGAAGATCTCCCCCTTCAGGAAGTCGAACCCTGAGGTCTCTAGGTCGCAGGATATCACAGACGCTGTCTTGAGGTAGCTGAGATATTCGACAGCAGACTCAGTCGAATCAGCAATCAAGATAGTAGTCTCTGGAGCAGGGAGGGGGGCAAAGTTGATGAACCACTTTTGGATATCTGCAGAAAAGTCTCTGAAGAGATCTGGGGTTCGAGTTACAGCCGCAGGGTGGAAGGTGGGGACGAGATAAGTCTCACACTCATCCTCGACATCTGATTCACCTATGTAGGGCTTGACTGCATGCTTCCACATCATTCCCTGTCCTCGAACTTTTGTGATAGCGGTGGTCTTTCCTGGGGAGAGTAGAGCCGAAGCCGCAATCCCCCCAACTGTCAGGATCTTGGTTGGGGAGACATCGTAGAGTTCTTTCATCAATCGATCTGCACAAGCGTTTTGAGCTGTCTGCGACGGGGTCTTGTTGTCAACAGGTCTGCACAGACAAACGTTTGTGTAGTAGACATTCTCTGATCCAATCCCGACAGCATCGAGAGTTGATCGAAGAAGCTGACCCGAGACTCCAACAAAGGGCTTCTTCTGAACGACTTCAGTAGCTCCTGGAGCCTCTCCTATAACTGTGGGGGCGTTCTTGGGACCGACCCCGTAGACAGGTGGACAATCCTTAAGTGGACATTTTAGACAGGGTTCGTAGTCTGATATCATCAGTGCCTCCCGAGACGACTGCGTCGAATACTTCGATGTTCTTTCGAACGATTACAAGCTGTTCTTTAGAAAGTTCGGTGATGAAATAGTACTTGGATCGTTTAGGGTATGTCGGGGAGGGCTCTGCAGGATCGAGTAGGATCTTCGCTGCCCCATAGACCATTGGCTTGGCTGAGTCGATCGACCTAATTCGATCTCCGAAATCTTCGACGATCTGACGAAGTGCCCAAAGATCACGACCCCACCCAAGAAGATGAATCTGAACGTCAGGGAGAGTTGCTGCTACTGGGAGAACAGTCTTCTCTAGAAGACGATGCATCCCACCTTCCCACAGCTCGTAGTCTTTCGAGACACCAATTGTGGGGAGGAAGTTCAACGGGAATGCCGTCTTCTTCTGCGCAGCAAGAAATTCTTTGATCAGACCCTGAAGACAAAGCGAATACTCGAGGAGAGAGTTCCCTTGAGCTACGAGCATCATTCGGGGTATGGGGGTCATCTGATAAAGCCTCTTCTCGTTTGTCACGAAGAATTGAAGAGCTTCTCGTGTACGACGAATCGTGTCGTCACTGTCGAACAGATGATCTGGGCAGACGATCTCGGAGACTCCAAGCTCTTCGGCCTGCGATAGAAGAGTTGCAGCAGCCTCCCCGAACTGTCGTTCGTGAGCTGAGTTGTCCAAGATGAGGTATGCACCTCCCAGAGACTGGGTAGCATAGAATCTCTCGTACGCCGGGATGTGCAGTAAGTGTGATAGAAGTAGGAGGTACTTCCGACCCGCTGCTAATTCAAGATTCGGGATCGGGGGGATGATAGTTGATATCATGATTGTCTCCTGAATGGAATGACGTCTTTGAGTAGATACGATTCTACCAGGTTCGTCTTGATCTCGTGAAGATATGTGGGAATCCCGAAGTAGGACGCCCAGAAGTCATATCGATCGAGGATGTGAAGGTCTCTCTGTAGCTCTACAGGATCCCACTCGTAGGGCTCAGTATAGACACATTGAGCAGACTCTTCCCAACGCCAGGTTCGGGAGAAGCCTTTCTTCTTGAGCACCATCGTGGTATCAACATACTTCGAGATCTGAATGCGAGCCGATGCGTGACAAGCAAGTGGGTGATTCGGCCAGACGCCGCACCCAGTCGATGATTCGAGAGGGCACGAGCTATGAGGCTTAGTGAGTGAATAGAATGCCTTCTCGTCGCCATCGACCCAAATAGACCTCTCTTCGAACTTGGCTTTGACATCGAGAGGAAGTCGCGTCCATTCTACCTCACCTGGGACATAGTCAAGTGTCAATGGCCCAAACGATCTGCAACAGGCACGACACCCTGAAGTGCAAATGAACTTGCGGAAGATCGACGGACCGATCTTGACATAGTCATTCGAGACTAGTCTCTCAGCAATCTTCCCGACACTGGCTTCAACTACTGTATGATTTCGGGAAAGCTGAACAAGATGTCCGAGTTCACGAACTACTGTATAGGAGAGGGCTAGAGTCATGACCACTTCTTCTTCTGCAAGAAGGCCAGGAGGAACCCACAGTAGTTGATGATATCCTGAACTTCCATGCGAACCTTGTCCATCTCGCCATGCATCTCGTACCCAACGACCCTTGCTGCCTTCGTGAAGATCATGAAGGCTAAGTCTGCTGTCTTGTGAGGGAACATTTGATCGATAGCAACGATGTCGTTCTCTCCAGCATCAGTGTGAATCTGAATGATTTTCTGGCATTCTGAGATTTCTTCTTGTACGACTTCAATGAAGCTTGGCATAGCAGATCCTCCTTGTAGGACAGGTTAGGACACATTCGTTCGACGATCCTGGTATCTTCATACCCCAGGAGTGGACCCTCGAGGAGTCGAACCTCGATCGCCTGCGGGAGGACAGGCCATCTCCCAAGTCTTGAAAGTAAGGGCCCATGCTGTCCCACTTTCATGGGACAGGCAGTACATCTAGATACTTGCTTCGACTTTCTTGACCCAATTGACTGCGAGATATGTAAGTGGAGTCGCAAGAGCTTCATACGACGTCTTGAATGCCCAGGTCGACAGAGACATTGCAATCACTGCTGAGAATGGGATCACTCCTGTGAACGCGATGATCGCGAAGATGAAGGAATCGACACCCTCACCGACGATAGTGCTTCCAATAGTTCGTATCCACAGAAATCGAGTGCCTGTCAGCTCCTTGATCTTGACGAGTGTCCAAGCATTCACATTCGAGCCAATTAAGTAGGCAATGAATGACCCGACGAGCAGTCGGGGTGTGAAGCCCAGAACTACCTTGAAAGCCTCCTGACCAGTCCAAAACCCTGGGGCAGGTAGCTGCAAGCATATCAGGAAGAATACGACAGCGAACAGATTGGCAGCGAATCCTATGAGGATTGCTCTACGGGCTACCTGCAGACCATAGACTTCAGGAATGACATCCCCGACGATATACACAATCGGGAACAGAAGTTCGGCTGTAGTCAGAATCAGACCGAAGGGAGCCGCCCAAAGCTTGCCCGCGATGATGTTCGAGACCACTAGGGCCACCGAACCGAGAACGACCAAGACGATGAGCAAAATCGAGAAACGTTTGTGCAACATTTGAGTAATCTCCTTTAAGTAGTTTTGGATGGGTTGTCTACGACCATAGGTGCTCAGCCTAACATGAGAGCTGGTTCCTCCCTGTCGATCTTGAAGTCGGCGAGAGAGACAGGTAGAATAGATCCCTTGATCCAAGCTGAGGCTCGAATCCCTACCCCACCGCGAGGAGTCTGGATAACAATGACTCCGATAGACTTCGCGTCAAGAACTTCCTGCACATCGTGAGCAATCTCGCTCGCAAGGGCTTCGCAGAAGGTTCCCTTCTCGCGAAATGTCATCAAGTATAGCTTCAGACTCTTCGACTCGAGACACTTGGTGTTAGGTCGATACGAAATCTCGACCGTCCCGAAGTCGGGCTGCCCAGTGACAGGGCAGAGAGAAGTGAATTCATGTGTCGTCATGACGACCTCGTCTACACGGTCGGGGGTCGTAAAAGTCTCGAGATGCTTGATTGCACCCCGAACATTCTGACCTAATGCATGAAATTGGTTACTCGCTGATGACGGTAGCATATGAGCTCCTTTCGAGCATCTCCCGAAGTGCGGGAATGAGATCGAGAGCCTTGCTCTCTTTCTTCAGATACAGCTCCATGTTCTTCGCCCAGAGATCTGCAGTGTAGGGATTCGTCTTCAGCTCGATGTGAAAGCCCGTAGGGCATCGCATATAGATATTCTCCCAAGCTAGATCCCAAAGCAGGGAGAGCTGATATAAGAAGATCGACTTCTCTGAAGCAGTTCGATGAACAAGCTCTCCAGCGAGACGAAAGCCCATCGTCGGTAGAGCAACCTTCTGAGCTTCGTTATCGCCGACGATGGTATCTTCAACCAACCGACGACCTTCGAGAACAGCTTGTGCAACGGCTGTGAAGTACAACACTGTCTCTACCCGCTTCCGACGGTATTCGGGGAGAACACCCACGTGACCGAGCTTGACCATGTGACTCTGGGGGCGACCCCCGAACATGTGAGCCCCAACAATCTTACCATCGAGCTCTGCTACCCAAAGAGATGGGCGAACCTTGATGCAGTCGCGAATCTGATCCCTCATTGTGAAGCCACCGAGACCGGCAATGATGTCGGGATGATTGAAGAGATTCTGGATCGTATCCAGGTCTTCGACTTGACCAAATCTGACATTCAAGTTCATTTGTTCCTCCTGAGCGGTATATCGATATGTGCCGGCTGATTGCCAGCAGCTGGTTTGATGGGTTGACCTGAAGACATAGCAATGCGAATCAGCAGCTTGAGTGGAGCTGTAACCCATATCCAATTCTTAGTACCCGATTGCTTGATCTTGACTTCCATTCCATGCTCCTTGTTGCGGGGGATAGATTCGAACTATCGACCTCAAGGTTATGAGCCTAGCGAGCTGTCCTCTGCTCCACCCCGCAAGGGTCCCTGCTGGGTCGTTCACCCCAGCAGGGGTTGTGCCTCGGTGTGCAGCGCATCCGAACACTGCCTCGGAAGTCCCATCAGGGGAACGACACCGATCCCTTCAGCACTACGCTAGCGCAATGCTTGCTGGCTATTTGAGCTTCAGAGCTGGGGCTTTCTTTGCAGGAGCAACCGGACCCTTAGAATTGACCACAAGAGCGGTCTTCTTGGCAGCAGCAGGTGCTTCACTGGCGCTCACAAGATCTTCCACGCGGTTCTGCGTTCGTCCCTGATAGAGTTCGACAGTGACGATGGCGATGGCCGGGATGCCTGAGAGTTCGGGAGAGATCACATACTTCGAATCTTCGTCGATGTCAAATGACATCTGCTCTTCAAGGACGCCCAGGTTGCTGAGAACGGACTTCAGACGCCACAGGCTCTTCTCGGAAAGGGAGGTCGTGAAGAAGAGATGGCGACCATTATACTCTTCACCACTCACGATCAAGTCCCAGGATAGATATGGGACATCGCTGGACTTCGAGTCACGCATTTCAACATGATCAACCGTGACAGTGTAGCTTCCTTCGGGAAGAGCAGCAAAGTCCTCTACTGCTCCGAAGTCAATCTGAATCTGCTTTGCCATACTATTCACCTTCTTTCTTTAGAGGGGTCTTCCCGACCTTTGCCTTTTCGGGCATCGGGAAGTGGAGGATATCCATCAAGGATGTCACAGTCGGGTCGACGATCTCGTCGGGGACCTCAGCATCGAGTTCCTGCGGGATACGAATCTTTGTACGGAACTTGGGGTAGTTCTTCAAGACCATCACGCGATGTGTCTCATTCTCGTTCGTATCAGGGTTCGGGATGTCGGAGAGGGCCAGGTATGCAACAACATCGAAGATCCCCATTACTTCGTCCGAGAAGGCCCCTGCTAATGCAGGCTTGATGACTGTTCCTTCGCGAGGGTCGATATCGGACTTCGACGTTGCTGTGCAGAAGACATGCACAGGGAGATCGCGGAACGTGCGAAGCAGGCGACGCATCTGAACGAGAGCAATCCCGTAGTCGCCTTGCTCGAGGAGGTCTGGGATCGACCGCTTGCGGTCCCCGGCGACAAGCTGCGCCAGGAGTGCGAACGTGTGAGTCTCAGAGATCGAATCCAGACCAATGGACTTGTACTGATGCTCCCCTGACAACATCGTGTACACTCGATTGTAATCTTCCCAGGATCGAATGCGTTCGATGTCGATATCCCGACCGACGAGCGACTGAGTTCCACCTTCATAGTCGATTAGGAGCATCGGGGAAGTTCGCTCGTCATCGTTCGCCGTGGCGATGAGACGAGTCTTCCCCGCCCCAGATGGGGCATGGATGAGACACTTGAGAAAACGGTTACTTTCAGGTTTTGTGATTGGCATAAGTTTATCCTCCGGTAGATTTAAGTCTAATTGCCCAAGATTAAGAGAACCTTAGAGACAGATAAGGATTACCCAATTCTATCAAACTGGGAATGGAGTAGAGCGTCTGCATCGCCACCGTCATCCATTGTTTTACAGACAGCGACTAGGGGACAATACCCGCATCGATAGATCGATCCAGACGGGTATGCGTAGATGTCTGGTTTCAAGATGCTCTTCTGAATCTCTTCGGCCTTTGCGATAGTACGCTTTTCGAATGCTTTCAGTTCCGCCAAGTTTCGATGACCTCCTTCCCGAATGAAATATCGCTTCCACCCTCGGGCTTTCAAGATGGCAAGATACTCTGCGTAATCCTCCAGGTTCAACCCCCGCTTCTGAATCTCTTCGAGATACAATGTGAAGGACGTTGGCTGATCTTGAGCTTTCGAAAGGCCTCCGCTTTTCAGAACAGCCGGGGGCATCGGGTAGTTCTTCACGAGGGTGTTGAACAAGAACCCCTGAGGGATCTTCCCTGTCTTCTTCCAGACAAGATAGATATACCCGGTGACCTGTTCATCTACCTCGAGAGCAGCAGACTCGAGTGGCCGACTTGCTGTCTTATGATCGATCACCCAGATCCCATCGGGACGCGAAAGTACGAGATCGATCTGACCAGAGAGCGTCACTTCCGAATTGGGAATTGCATAGTTGTGTCGCTTCTCGACTTCAATAATCTCCCCAGCAAGAGGCTCGACAGTATCATAATCAACATAGTTTCGAAACACTGCCCAGGCTGTATCCCAGTACTCGTCGAACTCTTTCTGAATGTTCGACCAGATTTCGCTGAACTCGCTTGCTATCTTCGACAGAGAGTCGTTAGCACTCGTCGTCATTGCAAGCTCGCCTGCTTCACGATCTCGGTTGTTTGAGTAGTAGCCAGCGAGACCTGCGTGAACGACTGTCCCGAACCAAAGTGCAGGTTCAGGCTTGACGGGTCTCCAAGAAGAGAGGAGTACACTCTTTCTTCGACAGTCCAGGAAGTCCCGAAGTTGGGTTACTGAAATTGTATTATGCATGTGTCTCCTTTGAGAGATAGAATTGAACAAGATGATATGCATCCCGCTGATGGGGTGTCGGCTTTGGGAACTGATTCGTCGGGAATGCTCCCTTCGCTGCACCCAGCTGCTTCCAAGTCCCTGGAGCAATCGTCACATGAACTGGGAATAGTCGAATGAGGTCTCCGATGATCTCTTGGAGTTCTCTATTCATCGACGAGCGTGTAGGGATGGGTGTATCTTCGATGATGACAGTTGCGTGGGGGTGACAGACGACATTTACCAAGATCGACTCCATCAAGTCCTCGTGTAGAAGATTCCCTGACTCGAGAAGAGTCCCGTCTCCGCTAACGATGGCATACCCCGTCGTAATCCCAGGATCGAGACCTACAAAGATCTTTACGTGATTCGAAATCATCCCTCCACCTCCGTGTGCGCTTTCAGCCACGCTACGGCGTAATCTCTTGCGTTTTCATTGTTCCAGTATGCCGCGACTTTCTCAATCACCTTCCTTGCCTCGTCCAGTTCGGTGCGGAGTTTGGAATAAACCTCGCCATTCATCAATATTTCAATATCCTTTTTGAGATGGGTGAGTTCGGCGGCGGCTTCTTTTACCATTTCTTTGTAGTCTTTGACTTTTTGGTCATCTGCAACCAGAACGCGCGCAAATACCTCCGGCTTCTCGCTTTCGGGATGCCACACCGGTACCCGCTCCTTCAGCACGGCGGGTATTTCCGGCTCCTTCGCCGTAAAACGGGGGCAGGACGCGTCGGCAGTTGTGCGTGCGTCCTGCTCGTCATTGTATTCTTCGTAACAATAATGTGCGTGGTTCTCCTCAACATTATCGCACCCATGCCAATGCTTACAATTTCCACAGGTATTCATTTCTTCTCCTCAATTCGTTCTAGAAGAGCAAGTAGATCAGTGTTCGTGAGACGTGCTATATCCCGGAACTTCCCAATCAAGTTCTCTGTCACAAGATCATCAGTCGTCCCGGGACATTGCAACGAGATGACAACTGGTGAATGATCCAACCCGATACGACGAACACGAAACGAGCTTTGAAAGATAGCATCTGCATCCCACGACCTATCACAGTAGACGATTGAGTTAGCTTGTGTAAGTGTCAATCCATACTTGCCCGTACCAATCGAGATGATAAGTACTTCCAACTTCTTCGATTGAAATGCATCGATGATAGCTTGTCTCTCTTCGGGCGAAGTCTCTGAGAAGATCAACCCAACTTTCCAGCACTTCGATAGTCTCTTCTGAAGAGATCTAGCTGTCATGATCCAATGCGTCCAGATTAGAACAGGAGGTTCAGCCCGCTCTGTCTCGAGGAGATCTTCGATAGCATCAAACTTGCACGAGGTATCGTCGAACGACGTATCGAGAGTCTGGAGTCCAGAAACGACTTGTTGAAGTCGAACGAGCTGTGCCATTCGATTCACAACAGTCATCTCTTCGCCCGATGCAAGTTGTGTCTTGAACTCTTTGAGAAGATCCGTGTAGACGGCTTTCTGACCAGGGAGAAGATCAAGCTCGATCGTTTCTTGAAGTTCTTCGGGAAGATCGATGACGTCATCCATGCTACGAACGAACATGATATCCTCGAACTCCTTCTGCATGTCAATATTCTGTCGGGAACCTGCAACACTCCATCCCCACTGATCCCGTACAACATAGCAGTACTCCTCGGCGAATCTCCAGTAGCTCGTAAAGACTTTCGGAAGCAGGATCTGGAATTGAGCAAACAGATCATCCAAGTACCTTGATGTAGGCGAGCCCGATAGAGCCCAGATCTTCGTCGCATTCGCAGTCACTTTTCGAATGACCTTTGTACGCTTTGCAGCTCGATTCTTCACGAGAATTGACTCGTCGAGAACGATTAGATCCCAATTACGCACGAAGAAGTCTGGGTGTCGAACGACTGTATCATAGTTCGTGATCGTCCATCGTGCCCCCCAGAGAGGCTCCCCTCCGTGACAGAAGATGACTTCTTTATCAGGCTCGTTGCCCCAAGTCTTGATCTCGCGACCCCAAGTTCGTAGAAGTGTCAGTGGGGCAATGACGAGTATCTTCTTGAAGCCATACTCCTGTGCAGCGATGACTGCAACAGCAGTCTTTCCAAGCCCAGGTGACAGACAGATCATGGACCCCCGATGATGTGTCTCTGCGAGGAAGGTGACTGCCTCTTGCTGGAAGCTGTACAGTCTATCCCACATCGGGTGCTTCCCGAGGTGAACTGAGAAGTTGAGACCTACTTGCAACGGGACTGTCTTCCCGAGAGCTCTACAGAGCTGATGATAGCTAGCCCGAACGCCGGGGAGACGATACTGATCGACGAGGATCTGCTTCGCTCCTAGATTCTTCATGATAGCTTTGTCAGACGAAGACGTGACGTCTTCGATGATGTAGCCAGTCGAGTCTTCGCGTGCGATCATCATTTGACCCTCTCATATCTACTCTCGAGATTTCTCGATTGGATATTATAGAAGAAGCCTGGTGTCCCTTCGAGGTCAAGCTGAACTACCCCATCAAGGCTCAACTTCGCGTACTTGAAGATCTTCCCCGACTTGCGATGCTTCCATCTCGTCCCGACGAGATCAGATGACACAGCGTCTGTACCCTTCAGGACTTTCGTCTTCTTGAGAGCTGCAATGACTGCTAGTGAGCTTTCCCGAAATGAGAAGAAGATGTCATCGAGATGAACCAACCAAACAAGCTCAGGGATCGAAGGGTGAGCCCAGACTTGTCGATCGACCACACCTTCACCTTGGGGGGTTCGAACGAGGGAACCTACTTTGATCTCGGGCATGTGGGCACCCCGACGGTGAGGTGCATCATGTACTGATCCACCTCGATCATCTTGCGGATGAGTATTACATACAGTAGAAGATGAAATAGTTGAAGAATCATGAGTGTCCTTTCAATGCTGCTCTCGAATAGAACTTGCGAAGTGTTTCGGGCTTCGTCCAGCGAGTGTAGGGTGTCTTCTCGTCCTTGAGAAGAATCTTCCCGTCGTGCGTGATAAACAAGATGTGATAGATGCTCAGTGATTTCGAAGTATAAAACTTGTCTCCGAGATGAAATTCTTCTACAGCGTCGAGAGATGTCGCAGGTGGGACTCGTCGATCATCGACTTCTAACCCGATGCAATCCCAGCCCGGGCGAGATCGCCTAGCAAAGACTTCTAGATACGGCCCAGGGAGACTCTCTGCATAGATGTGAAGGCTCTCGGGCTTTCGCGAATGAGGGAAGTTCGGGGAGATGAGACCTAGCCATTGACTCTCGAGCGGGGGACGAGCTAACCCTCTACGCCCGATGAGAATTGGTTCGGAGCATCCCCGAGCCCAGAACCCCAGCCCGTATGCTATCCCATTCCCTGTAGTCGTAAGCTTGACCCATGGGAAGCCTGTAACATACTTGAAGTCCCATGCTTCGAGAGCTCTCACCGAGATGGTGAGCTTTGCCCAGGTCGTCCACAGAAGCAAGACGGCATCGTCTGCAACAAAGTCCTGCAGGTTCAACCCTACGATCTCATCATCGTGAAGCGTCGAGTAGACTTCCGCAGACGACCCTGGGGCTTGATTCTCATAGCCCCAGGGAGGATCTACGATAAGTACTCGATACGCATTACCAACTCTAGATCGTAACTGAGCGTCTCGAATGTCTCCGAGAAAGATCATGAGCGTTTGGCTGCTCGGGTAGCATAGTCGAAGACGACTGAGTAAGCACGTTCGATTGCTGCTCCTCGCGCCCCAACCAGAACGGATTCTCCACGCGCCTGAACATTCGTAGTCCGGCGCCAATTCTCCCACTCTGCAACTGCGTTGTAGAACCCCCAACCAGTTCCGCTGCAGGCCTTGACTTCGAGACCTGTTCCCCTACCGTCGAAGAGTTCACGAACGGCCTGTCGTGATCGATCGAGTGTCTCGACAGTTGATGCATAGTACTCGAGACGTCGGGAAGAGAGGCCGAGATCGACTTCGGGGTCGTCCGGCTGATCGGGAGTAAGTGGGTAAGGGTAGACGTCTTCGATCATGTTCATGACAGTGCGTACAGAAGGAGAGTAGGATGCAAACATGTCAAATGCTTGCTGCAGAGTCTCAGTTCGCTGCTTCGCTCGACCCATCATCCCTGCCATCCAATTCGCTAAGCGCTTACGAGCATTGACATCGTGAGTGACGCGATAGACTTCAGTAGCCGCACGAGCTGCGGCACGAAGTGTGTTCTGACAAACTGGACGCTTGGGGGTGACCATCGTCTTGATGGATGCATTCCCAATATAGGGAGAAGTGAGAACCAGATAGTTCTCAACCAAATCGCCCTTCACGTCCAGATCGGGCAAGTGCACTGACATGAACAACGTCTCGCCCTTGCCGAGAGACCCCAGAGTCTGAATTGGAGTCTGAACAGCGTTGTCGAAGATTTCACAAATCTCCTGCGGCTCAATCAGGACGTAATCGTTGCCGATGACACCGAAGATACGTTCGATTGGATCGTCGGGAACAGGTTCGCGTACAATCGCCCGGAAGCCCGAGTAGTCGTACTTTCCGTTCTGAAGCTTCAAGAACAGGTCTGACATCCGAACCGAGTAGGGCGTCATTCGACCCCAGGCCTCAGCTGCAGTCATGGGGACTTTGGAGATCTCTCCGAGGTCGTGCCACTCTGGGCGTGTAGAGAAGAAACGTTCGTCAAATAAATCGTGCATCTCGCACCTCCTTTAGAACTCGAACTCTGATTGTGTTGGCGACCAAGCGGTCTGATCGATGAAGCCGGTCTTGAGAGAACATTCCCTGCAATGGGGCTCAGGGGGCGTAAACATCTTGAACGACCCGAACTTAGCTCCCTCCTCGGGAACAGTTCTACCACACTTGGCACAACACACAAACCCTCCAGGTGTGGCTCCTGAAAGGTCTGTTGACCAAAGATTCGCGGATGGGTCTGATTCGATGATTTGAGTTCGTGGCATGTTACCTCCCGATAGTATGACAAGAATGTGGCCTGATTACTAAGTATAAGTGGTTGAGATTAAGAACAGATTAGACACAGATTAGAGCTTGCAGTTCGACTGGGTCGAGCATAGCATAGTTAGTTTGGGCCCTATGTATATAGGGCCCAAACTAACTATGCTCTCTGGGGGCTTTTGAGACAGGTTAAGCCCTCGTGAAATGAGGAGGGCTCAACCAGCAAGACAGCGAGGGTTGACCGTCTACCTTTTCTTTAATGTTTCACCGATCGGGCGATACGCTAAGCTTACACTTGTGCTACCAATTGCCGCAATGAATATCTGTATCAAGTCCTCGGTCACCGGGAAGCCCGGCACGAATGCCCTGATAAAAATAAAGGCCAGACTGGTCAGCAAAGCCCAGAATTTGAACTGCTTCAGGATTGCCCAACCCTTACCAGCATTTGCCACCGACTCGGCTATAATAAACAAGACGAAGGCTGTGACACCACTGGTGATGGCAACTTGGTCCAATTTGCTGGTGAAGACTGGAAGGAAGAAAGCAAGCAGTACGAACACGATGGCGAAGAACGCCGCCCAGACCCGAGACGAACCCAAAATCTTACTCATTACAAACTCCTTTTCTAAATCCGGCAAAGCCGGTTGACTTATTTGCGTTTGGCACCACTTTTGGCTTGCGCCAAAGCCATTTCATCCAAGCGGGAATTTACCACTTCACTAAACTTTTGAGTAGCTTCTACCAAGTCTTTTGTGACGGCGTTATTCTCCTCTCTTTGTTCCTTCAATGCACTCATATACAAAGACTGTTGGTTAGCAAGCGCAAGCATAAAGGCAGTAGTCGAGTCCTTCATGTGCCGCAAGAACAGAATAACCACCAGTACCACTACGCCCGCAAGCGGGATTTGCAACAAGAGATTTACTATGTTTTCATTCATGGCTCAATGTCCTTATACCGGAACGAGGAATGAGAAGGTTATCCAGTTGCCATCGGTCATTTGGGCGTAGGTGTTGGTCACGCTTGCACTTTTCAGCAGGATAACAGCACCTGCTCTTTCGACCCGCACAACCGGATAATAGGTTGACGGACCAGACCGCACGTTGGCATTGTTCCGGAGCACAAACTTCAACCCTACCGGCAGAGGAACAGGCACGGGCAAACTACCGCCACAAAACAGAGCCAGCGCAATCTCGTCGCCGTTGAAACGGTTTCCATCTACTTGCAGACTTTGACATCCAAATGCAATCCCGTTCAACCTGTCGGTGAACTGCCAGAATGCCCACTGTGTCCATGGCTTTGGTGAACCCGTTCCGGTGTTGGTCAGGGTGCGCAGTTTGATATACCATTCAGACGCATACCACGGTAACCAATGCGGGAAACGTGCCCAACCAATCTTGTTACTTCCCCAGTCGTTCCAGTGATAGTAGCCAGTGTAAACCATGGGGACTTTGCCGGTCAGCCTTTCTACCTCAATCATGAAATTCCACGCTTTTCCTTGTGCAACGTCGGCACTCAAACCGAAGGGTAGTGGGTTCATTTCATAATCAAGCACCGGAGGTAATTCACCCCAGTCGCCATTCATGGCATCACAAAAGATTTTGGCTTGCTTCAATTCGCTCAAACCCCAATCAAGATAGTGGTAAGCACCACGAGGCAAGCCTGCCGCCTTGACGTTCTTCCAGTTTTCTTTGAACATGTGGTCTTCCACCCACTGACTGGCTTTGATGAACACGAACTTCGCACCGTTGCTTTTGGCTTGGTACGGATTGAACACACCTTGGTGGTGACTAATGTCAAGTCCGAGAATTCTTGTGTCTGCCATAGGTTCTCCTTTATATGCTTGCTTGAAACACAATTCCATTTAATGAGAAATAAGTATTGTTACCGGCA